AATGGATGGTCTTTAGCGTAATGCTTACCCTTTGAAGGTATGTCAACAAGTTCTGTTGGAGCGACAAAATCTAACAGGCTCATCGGTGGAGCATCTGTTGTTGCCGGGCTGGTTTTTCCAAGTCGGCTTGAATTATTTCTTCCCAATTTTCACCTCATTAGTTTGTGGTATTTGCAACAAGGGAAGCCCTTGTCGCTGCTCTACCGGCACTATCATCAAGTGCAGCAAAGTCGTATGTAATTTGTATTGTTAGCTGGACTAGTTCGTCTGAAGAATAGTCTAATTTCCCAAAGTCAATGTTTGTTATTATACTGTTGTGTAAAGTCCAAACTTCCAATGCCTCGCCATCTGGTCCAAGTTGATAGAAGATAATGTCATCACTGCCATTAAATCCTTCTTTCTTGATACCGTCTACGTTAGGAACAGCTTCACCACCAAAGCCAGGATTATTGTACCCAGAGTTTGTTAGGTACTTGTAAATCTCTCCAGTTCTCACTGAGTCGTCAACAACGGTAATTGTAATTGGCTGCCAGGTTACAACCCCAGGAAAGTTAAACTTATGGTTGATTAACTGATAGGAGTTGCTAGAAACTTCGACAGTGGGCTTGTCAATAGACTTAGCCCACCACCAAATTTCATTGCCATCAATCTTAAAACGAAACTGTCTTTTTGGATCAGTTGTATTGTCTTTCCAGAAAGCCATCCATCACCTTATTGAATGTAAGAACGAGCAGTAGCGCCTCTATTACCAGCCAAGATGTCACACTCAGCCCAATCGTAAGCAATCGTCATTGAGATTTCGCGAAGATCATCAGAATCGTAGTTGAAAGTTGAAAGGTCAGCATCAACAATCATTGGGTGCTTAACTGTCCATCTTTCAATATCGTTTCCGTCCGCATCAATAACAGTGATTACAAGGCTACTAATAGCCTCATCAGTGCTTTTAACTTTAGAGATAGTGTCAAACTGACCGTTATCTTTTACCCTGAAACCACTCTGCTCAAGCAGGTTCATCACCTGTGAAACAGCATCTGGGTTACTTGGATCTACCATGGTTATAGTAATGTCTTGCCACTTAACTTTTCCAGGAAACTTGTAAGTGTTGTCAAGGTACTGGTGTTCTACAGGACTTGAAGTGAATGTTGGAATCTTTACAGACTTCCCCCACCACATAGCGCCACCACTAGTTGAAGCACCGTCTGCTGAATCTAGTTGAATTTTGAACCTAAATAGTCTTTTCGGCTCAACGTCATTTTCTTTCCAAAAACCCATAATTTTATAACTCCTTCAAAATTAATTAGTGTTTACTCGAATTCTACACCACTTCTAGAGACTACAAAATCAATAGCAATGAACTCAATAGCACGAGCAGGCTTGATGAAGATCTGAGCATACATAATGTTCTGATCAATCAGGTCAGGTGTGGTTGTGGTCTCGTCAAGAACAATCTTGAACTCAGTGATACCAAAGTTAGACTTAACGCTTTGCAGGATTCTACTTGAACGTGACTTGAAGCGGTTAAAGGTTACATCAACTGCTTGATCAAACAAGAGGTCTCGAGCCACAGCGCCAATACGCTTCTTGATGAATACCATCAATCGACGAACGTTGATGCGATCAAGAGCAGACTGCTGAAGTTGAAGAGTCTTTTGTCCGAACACAACAATACCACCAGCAGCAGTAAAGTTAGCAATTGGATTAACTCTTGCAGCATAAAGATCATCACGAAGACCTTTAGTTAGACTACGCCAAGTATTAGTTACGCGTGGCCCATTTGGTCCACCAAGAGGATTCAAGCCACCACGATTAAACCCAGCAGGGGCAAACCATGGCTGAGAGACAGCCTCAGATGCAGCAAGCGCTCCGATACCGGCAACCGATGGTGGGACTAGAAGTAATGGATTGGCACTTGATACTGTGTCTGCAAGTGTAACCCAGGGATAGTAAGCAGTGGCATAAGAATTATCAAGGAATCTTGCTGATAATTTGTTTACAGTACTTTCTACAGAACCTTCAACAACAACACCGTTGCCACCATCATGCCCTGGGACATAACCTCCTTCAAGGTCAATAATTGCCAGGTGATCAGAACGTTCTGCAGCGTTTGATAAAACACGGTCAGTAATAGCGGTGTCAGTAATACCAGGTATAGAAAGAAGGTCAAATGAGACATACTCAGGATCAGATACAATGTCAAGTGCCTTTTCAAGAGTTGCTCTTTCGTACGATGTCGTCTCATCAGAACCAATGTTTGTATTGTCAAATGGATCAGCCTCAAAGATGTCAAGACCATCACGCCCACCAAGAAGTGGAGCAACAAATTGTCTTACACCACCATCGGTTGAACTAGTCAAAAGAGTTGATAGAGTATTGCCGGCTGTTCCTGCAACAGAGGTTCCAGCATCAAATGACCCTTGTTCAAAGAAAAACTGTTTTTTACCAGAAACTTTTCTAAGGTCATCAAGAGTGAATGTGAATGAGTATTCCATTCCGTCAGGAGGTGTTCCCCCTTCGCTTAACTGTTGGGTAAATCCACCAGGTAATTCTCTAACAATATCAAAGTAACTATTATCTTGCCCAGACTCAGTTGAGGTTCTTCTGTGGTCAATACCAAAGAGGTAATCTTTATAATAAGGGGCGAAATTTCTAGCAAACCCTTCATTAGTTGTTTGCAAAGCAGGGAACCTGAATGAAGCAGATAAGGCTGGAGCAGTAGCTGGAGCGAAGAAAGGATCACTAGCATCACCCGCTGGAGCGGATATCAATGGTGCCCCTGGCATGTTAACACCACCAGTTACAAAACTATGAGTTTCTGGGGTTCCACCTACAGCAGCCGCATGAGTACCAAGCTTGACAACATGAGCCGAACCAGAGATTAATGAAAATCCTAGTGGTCGTAGTGGACCAGCGTATCCAACAGGTAGTGCCTGGGCGTTGGTAAGAAGACCATTTTCAACTACTGATGCCATTTCAATTCTAATGTAATCCGATCTGTTTTCATAAAGACCTAGGGTATTGAATCTCTTCTGTACAGAATCCCATTCAAGTCTTTCGTTACCAATTACTTTAGCGACATAGTTTGCATCACCTGGTCTAAGGGTACAGCCAGTGAAAGCTTCTACTCTCTGTCCGGCATTGTTAATAACGTTAACGGTGAAAGATGGTGGGTTTTCTGCATCTCCAATGTTAAGGTCTGCAATTGCAATCTTGTATTTCTTTTGAATCTCAACGCCTTCACTTAAAGCAGCAAATCTAAATAGTTGTTGTTGATTTGGCTTCTGGTCAATAAACCAAGGAGTTCTTGCAACCTGTGCGTTACCTCGGTTATATCCCCAGTTATTGTTTGCATTTGAACCAGACTGGAGAGCAAGGATAATACCATATTGCTTCCCAGGGTTATTATTGAAATCATTTACATGCTCGACAACTGATTGTTCGAAAGTCTCACCCAAGAAATAATCAACATCAGTTAAACCGAAGTTGGCATTGTTGTTAATTTTTTGTGGGTTTGTGTTCAGTGCCTTTCTGATGTAGTTATTGGTGTCTGTTGGATCAAAGTTTACAACAAAGTTTTCAGAACCAACCCTAACCTTGAAAGCGCTAGCCTTCGCAGCGGTAGAGATAGATTCCACAAATTGCCCAGAAGCAGTTACAGCAGTTGCAGGAGCGGTTACGTTGTCAACGGGAGTACCACAAAGCTGAACACCAGTTGCATCTCCATCAATATAAAACACAGCAGCTAAAGAACCTGTGAAGTTATCGGTCATTGTACCAGATGGGCTAATAAACAGTCCATAAGCAGACTTGTTATTAGCTGGGGTAGCGCTTGGACCTTCGGCGATTTTCCATCCTGCCTCTCCAGCATCAGTGCTGGCATCCGGTGATTTTTCACCTAGAAGTCTAACAAATTTAACTGGTCCAATATCAGCAGATAGATAAGCCTGTGCAGCATACATTGCATACATTGGGGTTGCATAGTTTCCATCTCTCCAAGGATCTGCTGATGCATTCCTTCCAGAAACAGGATCTCCAAAGGTTTCTCTAAAATCTGCAAAGTTTCTAACAATAACAGGTTGCATCGCTGGCCCCATCGGTGCTCTACCAATAAGAAGGAGTCCATCTTCTTCGGGAGTCGGGGTAATCTGCGATTGATCAACTTCTCTCAGTTGAACACCAGGTGAAATAAAATCAAATCTTCTAGGCATTAAAATTCTCCTTATGCATTAATACATTCAAAGTAAATAGTTTCTTCAACTACGAAACG